AGGCATTTGCCCTTGGTCTGTTTCGCACATTACTCTGCTCCTATATCTTTGGTATGTATTCGATATGTAAGGCCTGGCTCCGCCCAACGCCAAGCGTTTCCATCAGCACCTATATCAAGTGCCTCATACTTCCTGCCGCCATCGACTATAATATCACCAGCAGCAGGCTCAAAGCCCAGGGCAGCCGATAGAATCAGAAAATCAATTATCGTGCCGCCGATCTCAAAGCCGGAATCATCGGTTACAGAAAAATCCGTTTTACCACGGGTTGCATTGACCTCCGTAGTTGAGTTATCACTTAGCCGGCGATACTCAACTTCGGATGCCATATATGCGTCACGCTGCGCTTCCAGAAACGTACCGCGTTCTCTCAGTAAATCGGTCATAGCTCCAATACCTGAAATTAAACTGAGACGATTTGTTCAGAATGACTACCGGCGAGATCATTTGTATCGAGAGCGGCATAAGTATCACCAGTTTTACTATAACAGCCAATCGCCGTGAAAGTCTGGGCTGCATTGCCGCCGGAAATACCCTCGTGAAGAACTCCGCAATATCGCAAGCGAATATCATACGCAACAGCATCCGCAGCAGTTACGAAAGCTGCCTCGAATAATATATTGTCTGCGTAGAAGCGGTTCCCATCATTCCCAGCGTCAAGGTAAATTTCACCTTCGCAACTTACATTGTCACCATCCCAGTAAATGCGAATTGCATTGTCAGTATCACCCATATTAGTTATGATACTCTTGTCGGTCTCAATAGAGTAGAATCCAACGTTACCGAGATATACATTCAGCTTTTTGCCCATGCCAGTATTGTCAAGATCAAGCCCATCCTGACCATCTATTCGATGGTCAATTTGGATGTTTTGAATAGTCATTTCAAATGTTTCTGCTTGTGCGCCGGGCGTAACATCAATAACCTGATCTCCAGTTGAGGCACGGATTACTGTTTCCATTTGATTGCCAAATCCAATGAGTTTTATATCACTAACATCGGTAGGCCAAACAATCGGAGCAGCCTCGATATATGTTCCAGGAAGCGCCATAATGGTTTTTCTGGAAGATGTCACTGCGGCCATTGCATCTGTAATTGTAGTATATGGATTGTTGAATGTTCCATTCTCCATTCCAGAAGATACAGTCGAAACCCATATCAGAGACGAATCTTCATTTATCAAGGCAGAACCGGGATATTTATTCAGTTGCGTCCGAACAACAGCTCCCGCGGAAACAGCAGAAGCTACACACGTACCGATAAGAAAATCGGCATCATCTAGGACAGTTGTCGCCGCTCCCGTGCCGGCTGTACCGCCCACAGGGTCACCATCATTATCCCAACCGAGAATATCACCCACGGCTACCGCACCAGTAACCTTGACAAAATCAAAAACTCCTTCGACTTGTAAAGCTCCCAGTGCATTGGCGGAAATGTCGTTTATCGGAACCCCGACATAACCTTGCTGTGAAACCGGAGTCCCCGCATCTACCGCAGAACCGGGGGTGTAGTCAATCGATCTTCCATCAAATCTAAAAATTGCTTGCGTCATTTTTATGCTCCTTACTCTGTGTTTGGATTTTTATTTTCTATACTTTTTTTTATTGAGCTTATGCTCCAGCAGCCCTAACAGCGCCTTCTTCATCCCATTGAGCAACGCCGAAGTCGATGTATCCACGCCATGCCCGACCGAGATATTCGCCGGAAACGTTAATTTCTTCGATAACCGGACGATCTACGCCGTTGAGGAATGCAATTGCAAACGGGACAAGATATGACGGGTCTCCCCAGAGATACCAAATAGTATCACTTCCATTATCTGAATCGACTGTTGCGGACAGATGCGGGACAATGACAGGCTCATACAAGCCCTCGAAATTATTCCGGTCTGCGGCAATACCCTTAGCAGAAGTGCTGGCAAGCCGCAGCATCTTGCCCCAGACGTACCGGCAATGCCGTCAAAGCACCAATATCATCATTGATAATCATTTGCCGTGTAATCCCGAGGATTTCACCGTAGGTCGTTACCGAGTAAGTCTTGCTGTCATCCGCCAAATCGCCATGCTTCAGTTCTCCGTCCTGGCCTACTTCTTTGAAGCCGCCGCCACCGGTATTTCTATAACCTGTATGCGTCAGGAAATTTGTCGCGGTGACTCGCTTGAACAATTTCATCACTGCCGATTGCACCATTCGGAAACTTACCAGCATACTCTTGTTTGCTGAGTCCGAAACCACGGAGGCCATTGTGTTTGTCGAGAAGGCTGCGTTTACCCACTCGTTATGATCTGCATTCTGAGAAGGAGCCACTCGGCCATCGATACTACAAGAGGCTTCGATTAGTCCCTTGAGCGTCATTCTACGGAATTTTTTATCCGCAAGGTCGAGTGTCTTTTCATCATAATAGGCCAATAATTGCTTATCGTCCATGGCCATTGATTGCATCACCATAGATGCCTCAAGCACTTTAGCATTTGCCTTTTCGCCATTGACGATTATTCCAGGCGCAGCCGGGCGATTGGCCCGCATCAATTCAAGCTCGGTCTTATTCTCATCCCAGCCTTCTGTGATTGCTTTGGCTTCAATGCCGGTCTTATCATCCTTGCAGAGCAAATGAATCTTCTGGAGTCGCTTTGCTTCCAACGCCGCGGTTTCTCGCATTTTGGTTATCGGGTCATCGCCTGCAGCTTCTATTTCCTTTTCCTTCTTTTCTACTGCCTCTTTCTCTTTGGCTTCCAAGTCAGCCTTTTCTTGAGCTTCGATTTCTTCTGCTGTTTTCTTTTCTTTCTTCTTATCCATGATATTATTCTCCTCTGCCATTTGTGCGGCTATAGATACTTCGGTTTCGCTATCAGCTCCTACATCTACGAAACTGATTTCCTTTAATGTTGATCTACTTATTAAATTCAGGGGGCCTATGAAAGACCGTCCATTAACTTCTACCGACGTCTTTTCGGGGATAAATTTCTTACTGACAACTTTGGCTCCGATTGAAGCTTGCCAGGGGAATCCATTCATTCCGCCTGTGACAACATGTTTCGCCCATGTGGTGTCTAGGCTTACTACCCCCTCTGCTATAAGCACGCCGTTTTCAATCGCAACCCGTTCTGTATGCCCCACGCCTTGCCTGCTCTCATGGTCAAGCCGGACAGGAATCTTTTGCTTGTTGATCTTCAGGCCTTCCAAATCAATAACAACCGGACGGTAAAACCCTGAAACCTGCATCTCCCCGCCCGTATATGCTTTCATTTTGAATGTGGGTAATTTTTTTCCATTTTCCGCCGCTTCAATTAATGCTTCTCCGTGCATTGTTACAAAATCAGGATAGGTTTCTTCCGCTGCCATCGCTTTTATTTCTGATTGCGTCTCACATACTGCCCGGCGTTGCGCAGCATCAGGGTATTCTTTTACCATCACCTTATCACTCATACAGCGATTGATAAAATCATCTTTTTTTTCTCTTGCTCGTCTTTTAGGCAAAGGCATTATTCATTCTCCTGTGGAGCTGTTTCTTTTACCAGTCCGAGTTCTTTATCCTTTTCAATCTCTCTCGCACGCTGTTCTTTAACCTCTTCCCAGTCCAGCCCCTTCTTTGCACATTCAATTGCTAGATTTGTTGAGCCGTTTTCCAAACGAATCTTTTGTGCGGTTGCTTCCTTTGCTGGGTCGACATGTTCTGTGCCATCGAAGAACCAGGTATGTCGTATTTCCCCCCTGTTGCGTAGCATTTCAAACTTGTTCGTCAATAAGGCCTCGTCAAACCATGCTTTGAATATTCGCTCCAGGATAACCAATACCATGAAAGCCTGTTCAATTTGAATTGACTTGAAATAGGTTTGATGATCCAGTCTCCCAGATGCGTAGTTATAGCCAGCAGAATTTCCGGCGGCGACATTGAACGGTATATTCAAACATCGTGCAATCTCATTCAGAATTTCCTTTTTGAACTCAGGATAACTTGTTGTCGGTTGTTCGGCTTTAATTTGTCCAAGTTCCCAACCTGCTGGCAAGGTCGTTGCCATTCGCCGTTCGAGTTCAACTACTTCCCAAGGTTCTGCTTCCACTGCTTCGCCATCCGCTGGAGCTTTCGTGTGCAGAACGGCAGCACATTCCGCCGCCGTTTGTCCGGGCCGGTCTGCCCGATAGTAATGAATCATCTTCGATGCAGGGATTTTATCGAAGTCCTCTTCCCACAGGCCCATATCTCCCGGGTGTTGCCTTGCAAGTTGATATGTTTTGGGGTTCCCGGATACATCAAAGATGATTCCATCCACAGTGTTTGTCATATTCTGCGCTGGCATAATTGGCGAAGTAATCCGGTCTGCTTCAACTGGCGATATATCAAGCTGTATTTCCTGCCCGAGTTCCGGGTTATTCTGAAGCAATGCAAAGACCTCCCCATCTGTGATCTTGCTCATCTGCATCATCCGCAGCTTAGCCGCCAGACCTATTGCTTTGCTCCATTCCGAGAAACCAGTTTCGATCTTAGCAGTTAATTCTTTATCTTCATTAATTATTTGCAGGCGTGGGCCAGTTCCGATAATATCGTTCGCAAGGGTTAATACCATGCCCTTTGCATAACTATTATTGCCCACCTCATATCTGGCTCGTTCCCGAAGTCTTTTCCGCACGTCAACCGTGTATCCGCCATCAGCAGATAAAGCATCAGTCATTGACCAATGCGTTGCATTCTCGGACGTTGTTTGTGCAGCATCAAACTTGCCTAGAACCCTACCTCGCTGTATAGCCAGCTTGATTTGCTTAACTAGATTCTTTTTCCTTGTGAAGGGCCAACGGAAATTCATCGAACAGTACCCCCTGGATTAATCCTGTTGAATTTAATACCAAGGCCAGGCTTACGAGATGCAGCCCTGCCCTCTGCGTATTCGTCAGCTTCGATTAAATCCTTTATTGGGAATTGTGTAATCGAACCGGAATCGCCAGAGGCTGTCTTGGGGCCTATTGCATTGGCTGCGATTTTGTCTGCAATCGTATCGCTCATACAATAAGTATTTGCGCGGAAAGATTATCGCGTCAATGGAAAACCTGCGATTTGCCCCGTAAACCCCAAAAAAGTACATATATGTAACATTGTATATATAAATATGAAGATATTTACTTTATTTTATTCTCGCTCAGGGAAAATGGTTTCACCGTCCTATCAGTGTTATCTTGCATCTCCAATCCACTTATACTTTTTCCCCTTGTACCAGTATTCCTCTGGAGCAGGGGTAAACTGATTTTTAAGACGGTCAAGATTGTTATCGTCCAAAAGGGCCAGAACCGTAATTCCAACCAATCTCTTGAGGATTTCAATAGC